GCGAAAGACCTGCAGACGGCCGGCTATGCCGAAGCCCTCCGGGTCACCCCGCCGCCGGAGTGGCCCGACTTCGCCCCGTCCGAGGCCGCCCTGCGTCGTGGCGTGGGAATCGTGCGACTCGGGGTGCGCCTGCTCAAGAGCGGCGCCATTGCCCAGCCTGAGCCCTATCGAGATCCGCAAGACTTCGACCGCTTCGCTGCCGCCCTCGCGGTGACGTGGGAGCAGGAACGACGAGGCGTCAAACGAAAGAAGGTGGCGTGACCGATGAGCCCATTACTCGAAGACCGATTGCCGCAGTTGGCGCCGCCGCCAGGGACGCCGCCTGGGCCGCGCTCGCACCGACGGTGCTCGCCTTGCAGATCAGCGCGTCGGATCTCCTCGACCGCATGATCGCGCTCACGGAGTCGCCCCGATGACCGCCCCTGTTACCACGTTCGCCGCCAGAGACGACGCCACGATCACCGCGCAGATCACGCGCACCGTCGAGCACGTCGCGCTGGTGACCGTCACCGACCACGCCACCTACGCGCAGGCCGGCGAGGACCTCGTCGCGCTGAAGCAGCTCGAGCAGTGCATCAAGGAGCACTACGACGAGGACTGCGCCACGGCCCACAAGCTGCACAAGTCGCTGACCTCCAAGCGCACGGCCGCCCTGACCGCCGTGACCACGGCACGTGCCTACCTGACGGCCCAGCGCACGGCCTACCAGGCCGAACAAGAGCGACTGCGCCGTGAGGCCGAGCGCGCGGCGCAAGCCGCCATCCAAGCCGAGGAACAGGCGCGCGCCCTCGCCGACGCCGCGCTCCTCGAGCAACAGGGGCAGCCCGAGCTCGCCGCCTCCGTCGTCGAGGCTGCGCTCACCGCGACACCGGCGCCCATCGTGATCCCGTCCGACCTCCCCAAGACGGACGGCGTCGCCATCGTCGAGCGCTGGGACTTCGAAGTCCTCAACGCGCGCCTGGTGCCGGCCGAGTACCTCATGGTCGACGAGAAGAAGGTCGGCGCGGTCGTGCGCGCCATGAAGGGGGAGACGCGCATTCCCGGGATCCGCGTGTTCGCGGTGAAGGGCGAGCGGGTGACGGCATGATGAGCCCTGATGAGGCCCTCGACCTCGTCGTCGTGTGGAACGGGACGTTCGACGGTCCCGACTCACCGCACAACTCGACACGTCCGAAACCGCCACCAGGCGCCTACGTGACCAGCGGCGTGACCCTCGGGGGCCGGCCGATCGCACGCTCGACGCTGCGCGTGCTCGAGGTGCTGCGGCGCGCCTATCCACTGGCGCTCACGCACTCGCAGATCGCCGACGCCCTCGGTCTGCACCGCGACGATCACACGCTCTACGCGGTCGGCCAGTCGCGCTATCGCCTGCAGGAGCAGGGTGTGGTCGAGTCCGCCGGCATCCTCCAACGCGGGAACGGCATCGGGGGCCGACCGCTGCAGCGATTTCGCTATGTGCCGCAGCCGCACGAACAACTACCAGGGGGTGTCGCGTGACCGACTACAGCGGGGACTCCTGGGAAGACACGATCGCCTACGCGATGACCGTGATCGGCTGGCTCGTCGTCGCCCTGGTCCTCTTCGTCGTGGGCGTCGCGCTCGTGTGGGGGCTGCGATGAAACAGGCCCAGAAACGGCGCTCGGTGGCGCAGGACGCGCTCACGCACCTGTCCAGGGCTGCGGACTACGTCCGGCTGCTGCGTCGCCAGAACGCCGAGCTGAGGGCCGAGAACGCGGCACTCCAGATCCAACTGGCGGTACTCCTCGCGGGTCAGACAAAGGCGGTGGCCTGACCATGTGGGCTCGACTCGACGACGGGATCATCGACCACGAAAAGCTCGAGGCCGCCGCCGAGCGCCTCGGTGGGGCCCACGGCTACGAGCGCGTGCTCGGCGCTGTCGCCTGGGGCATCGTCCACTCGACTCGGCTGCTGACCGACGGCGTCCTGACCGCGCGCGCCGTTCGGAGGCGTGGCATCACCGCCGCGACCATTGAGGCGCTCGTGGCCGAGCAGCTCTGGCATCGCACCGACGACGGAGGCTTCCTCGTGCATGACTTTCTCGACTGGAATCCGAGCGGGTCCGACGTCAAGTTCCGTCGCTCCAGGGACCGTGACCGGAAGCGGAAGCGCGACGGATTCCATGGCGCCGTCCATGCGGACAGGCCGAAGGACGTCCAACAGGAGTTCCGCTCGGAAAGCCATGCGGAATCCGAGGTGGACTCCGCAAAGAGTAGCAGTCGCGCGGTACCCGTCCCGTCCCGTCCCGTCCCGAAAGATCAACACCAAAACCCGGGGAGTGGGGGGTCCGGTACGGCGATCATCCCGGCCAATGGGCCGGTGCCCCCCCCACACGACCCCGGACACGGCCCAGAACCCGACACCGGAGAGCCCGACGCGCCCCGAATCGACCTCGCCCTCGGCCAAGCGCGCACCGTGGCCCGGTCGGTCATCGCCCTGTGGAATCAGGGCTGCAACGGGCGCCTGCCGGCCGTGGCGCACGAGCCGGCCAGCCTGCCGCGAGTGGTCAAGGCGGTCCAACAGCGCGGCTGGGGGCTCGCCACGTGGGCCGCGCTGTTCGACGCCGTCCACGCCTCGGCATGGCTGACCGGGCGTAAACCAGGGCGCGACGGGGCGACGTTCGCGGCCGACTTCTGGTGGGTGCTCGAGCACTTGGACGAGATTCGTTCCGGGCGCTACACCGACCGCGCCACGCCCGATCGGCCGCACGAGCGCACCGTCACCGTGGCTGAAGCTCGCGCCATCTTCGGAGGCCCGTCATGAGCGCGCCGCTCCTCGACGCACAGGCCCGGGAAACCCTGCTGGCCTCGCTGGCTGAAGTCTTCGGCCGGCGGCCCTCGAGCACACGCACCGCCGGCTACCTCGAGGCCACCGCCGACATCCCGCTCGAGGCGCTCCGCTCCGGCGTCCAGCACGCGATGCGCTCGCATCGGTTCATGCCCTCGCCAGCCGAGCTCCGAACCGCCGTGGATGCGGCGCGCACGACCCAGCAACTCGCACTCGGCGTGGTCGACGACACCGACCCACGCGTGCTCGTCAACTGCGGGTCGTGCGCCGATTCAGGGTGGGTGTTCATCGACGAGTGGCGGGCCGAAGGCATGGCGAACGTCGTCCGACGCTGCCACTGCCACACCACGAATCCAAAGCTCGTCGCGCAGCGGTCGTATGGCCCGAAGGAGGAACGGCGCGCATGACCATCATGTTCAGCGTCCACGGCATCCCCCAACCCCAAGGCAGCGCGAGAGCCTTCCTCCCGCGTGGCTCGCGCTTTCCCGTCGTGACCAGCGACAACCCCAACCTCAAGGACTGGCGCTTGCTCGTCGCCAGCGCCGCCCAGCCCGCCGCGGCCGCGCACGGGCTCATCGCTGGCGTGCCAGTCATCGTCACGCTGCGTTTCGCCCTCCCACGGCCGCAGAGCCTCACCAAGCGCCGTGAGCGCGCGCACATGACGCGCCCAGACCTCGACAAGTTGGTCCGCGCCTGCCTCGATGCGCTCACCGGTGTCCTCTTCGTCGATGACGGCCAGGTCGTGGCGCTCGAGGCGTCGAAGCGCTACGCGAAGGACGGCGAGGCGCCTGGGGTGCACGTCACTCTCGAGACGCCGGAGCCGGCATCGCTCGCGCCTGAGCCCGCAAGGGTGCAGCACACGCCAGTGACCGCACGGGAGGCGCTGCCATGGTGACACCGAACGCCGAAATTACCGCCGCACGCTCCGCCGCCGTGTGGCGCGCGAAAGACGCCGTGCGCGTGATGCAGACCGTGATGAGCCTGCACATCCAACGCGCACTCGTCTCGGCTGACCCGCAGTCGATGGACGACCTCGACGCCGTGCTGAAGCAACTCAAGTCGGCCATGCTCGACCTGTCGCTCGCGCGGATGCGCGCGAAGGAGGGAGGCGCGTGAAACTCTCACAGCCTGTCACCAGCGGCTTCGCGCGTCCAGGCGCCGCCGCCGCCGCCGCACGCAAAGGCCACGCGCTCGGTCGGCCCTACTGCCGCGAGTGGGACAGCGACCAGGCCAAAGCCGCCGTCCGACGCCGCACGTGGCGCCCCGTGCGCAGCGTGCCACCAGAGCAACAGCCGCTCGAGCTGAAAGACGTGGCGTCATGAGCAGCAAAGACCGGCAGCAGCTCTACCCCAACCTGCGCAAGGGGGGCGGAACGCCGAAAAAACAAAGCGCCGGAAAAGCGGCGATCAAGGGTCATCCGAATCTTCGTCGCGGTGGGCCCGGCCGGAAGAAAGGCATCCCCAACAGGGTGACGCGCGAGGCGAAGGCATTCGCTGAAGGCATCCTGCATGATCCCGTGGTCCAAGCCCGCATGGCCGAGGACGCACGCCGAGGCCGACTCCCGCCGCCAGTGGTCACGCTTCTCATGAGCTATGCGTGGGGTAAGCCCAAGGAGCGCGTCGAGCTCGAGGTGATGGAGGCGCTCGTCCTGAAGATCACTGACGACCTCGGCGAAGACGTCGAGCCGCAGGCGCCACGCACCGACGATGACGACAGCGTTACGTAGATCACCGTAATGGGCGCAGCCGTTGACCTGGACCGTCTGCATGGTGGCCCTGCGCCGGTCAAGCATATCAAGCTCCACACGCAGCAGGGCGTCGTCTTCAAGGCGTGGCTGACGGTCGCCTTCACGGCGCTGCGCTACTTCGTCGTCGCCTGCGGGCGCCGATGGGGCAAGACGATCCTCGGCTGCACGATGATCGTGTGGTCCGCTGGGCGCAAGCCGGGCCGCTACTGGTATGTCGCGCCCACCCTGAAGGACGCGCGCGACATCGCCTGGCGCCTGCTCGTCGACATGGTCCCGCGGTCATGGCTGAAGCGGGCCCCGAACGAAACGCGCCTCGAGATTGAGCTCAAGAACGGGTCGCTCATCAGCTTGAAGGGCGCCGACGATCCCGACAGCCTGCGCGGGCGCGGCCTGCGCGGGTGCGTGGTCGACGAATACGCGGACATCAAGGCGAACCTGTGGGATGAGATCCTCGCGCCGGCCCTGCTCGACAAGGACGGCTGGGCGTGTTTCCTGGGCACGCCGAAGGGCTTCGACCACTTCTACGACCTGTTCGGGCAGGGGAAGAACGCAGCGTTCCCCGAGTGGGTCGGGTGGCAGTTCAAGACGGCCGACGCCCCACACATCAAGCCCGAGAAGCTCGCCGCCCTGCGCCGGCAATACGAGCAGCGCGGGCAGCTCCGGCTCTACCAACAGGAGTTCGAGGCCAGCTTCGAATCGAACGCGGGATACATCCTCGGCGCCATCTGGCAACCCTCGCACACGGTGACGCTCGAGGACGTCGCGCTCGTGGCGGCCGGCCTGCAGCCGGGGCAGGTCATCCCCTGGCATGTGCTCGACAACCCGCAGTGGCGCCCGCCGAGCTCGGCGCTCATCTACGGCAGCGTCGACTACGGCTTCGGCGCCCCGTGGTCGGCGCATCTGCACGCCGCCCTCGTCGGTGGGCATACGCGCACCTTTCGCGAGTGGTATGCCCGGGAGGTGAAGGACTACGAGCAGGCGCGGCGCATCCGCGCCGGCATCGAGGAACTGATGGCGCAGGGCATGGCGCGCCCCGAGTGGATCGTGATGGATCCGTCGATGTGGAACAGCCGCCGCGAAATGGGCCTCGCGAAGTCGATCGCCGAAGTCTACGACGACGAGCTCGGGCGCCCGCTGAACATCCCGCTCGTGCCTGGTGCGGCCGGCAGGCCGGCTCGCGTCTCGCGTCCGCAGCGCTGGATGGCGGCGCTCGAGGTGGCCGGCGACGGCCTGCCGTGGCACAGCGTGACGACGGCGTGTCCCGAGCTGATTCGCACGGTGCCGCGGGTGCCGTGGGATCCGGACGACCTCGAAGTCGAAGACGACGACTCAGAGAATCACAGCTTCGAGGACGGGGGCCGGTTCTTTGAGGCACGGCCGCACATCCCCAAGGCGCCGGCCAGCGACCCGTACGCCGGACTCGACGAGGCGAGCCGGGCGCACCATCAGGCACTCGACAAGGCGCGCGCCAGACAGCCCGGGAAGTTCGACATCCGGAACCTGCGCCCGCTCGCCTGACCGCCGGGCGGATCAATCTCTGCATGGACGCCCGCGCGGCCCAGCTTCTAGGCTGTTCAGCCATGCCGTGCAAGTCCAAGGGCCGGGGCGGAAAGCGTCGATGACCTGGCCCCTCTGGGTGTCGCCGCGTGTCGCCGAGCTCGAGCGCGACTGCGCCGTCCTGCGCGAGCGCGACCGCCTCGTCTCCGAGCGCTGCACACAGCTCGTCGTCGACCTCGCGACGCTCCAGCGCAAGCACGATCGCCTCGTCGAGCAACGCCTCTTCCGGCAGGGCGACATTGCCGGACCCCTGGCCGATCCGCCGAAGCCTCCCGCGTCGCCTCTCACGACGCTATTCGGCGCGCTCGGTCGCATGGATGCTCCAGTCCCCGTCAATGGGTCTGCCCGCGAGGCCCGAATTCTGCCCGGTGACGACATGACCCCGTGACGCCCCCCCGGGACCCCGTTGCGGAGCCCTTGACGAGCGCCTCCGCACGCGCGACAGGCGCGGGTGCTGCGGAGCGTCCGACCGACTACGACAACGACGAGAAGATCCTCGCGCTGCTCGAGCGCTGCCGGCAGGACGCCGCGCACAACCCCGCGCGCTTCGAGCGCGACTCCCAAGACAGCCTCAACTGGATGATGTTCCGCGGCGGGCCCCGCAACCAGTGGGTCTGGCGGAATCCGCAGACAGGTCTCTACGAAGAGCGCCCCTACGACGGCGCCGACGGCCTGCCGCCGTGGGTCCCGCGCTGCGTGAGCAACGACTTCGCGAACAAGATCGAAGGCATCGTCTCGATCTTCGTGCAGAGCGACCCCGCGAAGACGGCTCGCCCCGGGACGGACGACGACAGCGACATCGCCGCGGCCGACGTCTGTCAGCAAGCCCTGCCCGTGCTCGAGGACGAGATCCGCTGGCCGGCGCTCAAGCGCCAGCTCGCGCTGTTCACCGCGCTGATGGACAAGGTCGCGGTGGTTTACTTCTACGACAACGACCCGAAATACGGCACGGAGGACATCCCGCTCTACCGCTGCCTGACGTGCGCGCAGACATCACCGGACGACCCCGAGGCGTCGCTGCTCGAGGCGCCAGACGTCGAGGCGGCGGATGGCTACTGCCCGCAGTGCGGCAGCGAGACGGTCGTCGAAGCGACGGGCCCTGACGGGCTGGCCGTGGGCAAGCCGTATCCCGTGGGGCGCCTGTGCGCGGAGCTCGTGGCGAGTGACGAGTTCTCGATCCCCTCGAGCGCGACCAGCCTGGACCCGGTGAAACTGCCCTGGATCCTGCTCCACAACCAGATGGACGTGACCGCGGCGGCCGCCTACTGGCCTAGTGAGGCGGCCTACGTGCGTGAACATGCCTCCCGTGGCGACAAGGCGGTCAGCAAGCAGTTCGCGGCCTCGCGACGCGCGCTGTCGGCGCCCACGAGCACGGGCCGGCTGCGCGGGATGGGCTACGGCGGGGGCAGCGGCACCGGACGCGACGGCGTCATCGTGTGGCGGCTGCAGCACGAACCCCTCGTCGATGACGAGTTCAACTTCCCCGATGGGTTGCTGGCGGTGGTCATTGCCGACCGAGTCATCGACCGCGGGCCGCTGCCGGTGGTGGATGCACTGACGGGCCAGCACCGCAAGGGGATCCTGCTCCGCACCTACCGCGAGATTGCCGGCTCGCAGTTCGGGAAGCCGCCGGCCGACGACCTGGTGCCCCTGCAGCAGCAGCAGAACCTCTGCGAGACGCTCGCGTTCATGACGGCGATGCACCACGCCGCGCCGACCGTGTTCTTGCCGACGTCCGTCACGCTCGAGGACGAGATGACCGGGATGCCCGGGGCGACGGTGCGGTATCGGTCGCTCGACCCGTCCGCACGTCCGACGATCGAGAGCGGCACCGGCGTGCATCCGTCGCTGTTTCAGCTCCTCGACCGCTACGCCGCGAAGATGGACGAGCTCTCCGGGCTGAACGCCGTGCTCCAGGGCGCGCGGCCGAAGGACGGCGGGACCCCGACGCTCGGGGAAGTGCAAATCTTGCAGGAACGCGGCATGGCGTCGTTCTCGACGCCCCTAGCGTGCTCGGCAGACTTCGAGCGCGCACAATCGCTGCTGCTGCTCGACATCGCGCGGCAGTCAATGTGGAGCCCGCGCTTCCGCCGGGTGATGGGTGAGAACGGGCAATGGCAGGTGTCGCAGTTCGCCGGCGCCGACCTGCGCGGGAACGTCGACATCGTCATCGACCCGCTGACCGCCTGGCCGAAGAGCCCGCTCATGCAGGACATGCGGCTGCGTCAGGCCGTCGAGATGGGCGTGGTGGTGCCGCCGCAGGACCCCGAAATTGGCGGCAAGCTGCTCGAATCCTGGGGCCTCGAGGACCTGAAGCCGTCGCTCGACGTCGACCGTAAGGCGATTGCACGAGAACTCGACCGCTGGAAGGCGGCCACGCTCCCGCAGGAGATTGCCCCGCCGAACTTCGCGGTCATCGGGCCGGCGGTGCCGCTGCACGCGCACCTCAAGCGGCAGTTCCTCAAGACGGAGGAAGCCGAACAGCTCGCGGGGATCAACCCGCCGGTCTACGCGGCGATGCTCGCGCACGTGCAGATGCTCGACCTAGCGATGCAGCCGGCGCCGGCGCCCGTCGAGGGCGGGAAGCCGGCTGGTCCTGACGGGTCGGCAGTCGACGCGGCCGTGAACAGTGGCGCGCTGGTACCCGAAGGTGCCGCGCCGCAGCCGGCGGATCCCCTGGACGGTGCGTTGAGCGCCGGGGCCTTGAGCCCCGAAGTCGTGCAGCCGCCGGCCCCGGGTCCGTCGATCGATGCCCTCATGGCGCAACAGGTGCTTCTGCCTGTGCTGCCGGAGGCACAGAGCCCCGCCCCGCCGGCGTAGCGCCGCTGGGAACCGGCCTCGGCCCCGTGGATTCGGGAGCCTGCGCCGGCGGACGGGGACTAGTGAACGAGGTTCGCGCCTGCTCTGGGAGAGCGGGCCGGCTGCCGGGCCCAAGACGGGGACCGCGGCCCGTGGAGTGAGGCGCGAACCCTTTCGGTTGTGATGGCCGAAGGGGAGAGAGACCGGAGAACACGCAATGCTGATCAACGAGTGGCTCTTCGCCGTGGGGTGGCGACCCGTGCTGATGCGGGAAACCCCCGATGCGGCTGGGAGCGGAGGCGCGGCGCCGGCAGGCGGTGCTGCAGGGGGCGAGTCCGGTGCCGATGCCGGACCGTCCGCAGGCGACGAGTCTGCCGAGCTCGCGTCGGACGCTCAGGCCGGTGCCCATGCCGGCGACACGGGCGACGATGACGACGAGTTCGACGCGCTCGAGCCGGACCAAACGGCGAGGCTGGAAGCTGACCCCGAAGGTCGTCGTGTGCTTCGCACGAACAAGAAGCTCACCAAATTCGCCAAGTTCGCGCGGCCGGTCATGCAGGCCATGCGCCAACTCGGCATCGACCCACGGCAGCCGAACGCGCTGGCCGACCTGATTCACAAGGCGCGCTCGTTTGACAACTTCGAGCGTGCTGCAGCCGATAACCCGCGACTGCGGGCGATTTTGCATGGCGGGGCCGACGACGGCGCGGCCGGCGGGCGACAGCCTGACCGGCGCGCGGCGGCGCTCCCCGAGGACGACCCGTTCCAGTTCGACGAAGCGTCGCTGCCGTGGGACCGCAACGACCCCGGCGCGCGCGCGCTCGTCGACCATCTGCGAGGCTCGGCCCAGACGATTCACGGGCTGCGCATGGACTTGAACCGCATCGTCAACGCGCTTCGGGCGCATGCGTCGGACAACGCGACGCGCTGGAAGCAGTACGACTCCGACCGGGCACGCCACGACGGCGAGCAGGGGCGCAGCGTCGTCGATACGGCCGCGCAGAAGATCACGGACCCGGAACTGCAAGAGGAGTTCCGCTACGCGGTCTACGGCCGGCTCCAGGCGGCGAAGGCGCAGGGGAAGCGGCTGTCGGTCGCCGACGCCGTCAACCTGGTCGTGAAGCGGTTCACGAAGACGGGCCAGATGTCCTCACGGGACGCCGTACGCGTCGCCGCCAGCCAGCAGCAGACCGCCGAACGCAATCGCTCACTGCCTCGCCCGGCCTCGATGGTCGGTGGGGCGCCGGCCGCCGCGAACGTGCGCCGAGACGACGAGACGATCTGGGACATCAATCGTCGCGCGCTCGGCAAGCGCTACGTGGGCAGCCGGTAGAAGGAGCCGCATCCCCATGCCCGCGACCGACAGCACCAGTTACGACCCGATGCTGAAGGATCAGTACCACTCTCGCGCCATCCTGAACAGCCTGCAGAGTCTCAACCACGTGCAGGCGTGGATGGAGGAAGTGGAAGCCGACCCGACACAGGGCCGTCAGCACGTCATCGCCAAGCGCACCGGACGGAACCATTCCTTCGGCTCGATCGGCGCGCGCGGCGCGCTCCCGCAGGCCGGCCGGTCCGCGTTCAAGAAGTCGCTCATCGACATGCGCGACTGCTACATGCGCGTCGGCATCGACCGCTACACAATGAACCGGGCGCGCAACGACAAGGGCGCCTTCGGGGAAGCGTGGGCGCTCGAGATGGAATCGGCCGTCGAAGACGCCGCCTTCCATCGCAACCGGATGGTCTGGGGGTACGGCGCCGGCGTACTCGCCAAGGTCAACGGCACGCACACGGCGGCCACCACCCTCGAGGTGAAGGCGCCCGGCGGCGTGACCGGCACCACCCTGCCGAACCGCTATCTACACGGTGACGCGGACGGCGGCATGTTCATCGCCGTCCTCGACGGGACCACGCCGACGACCATCAAAGGGACCGCGACGATCACGGCGGTCAACAGCGATGGCACCGACGTCACCATCGACTCGGCCATCACGGCGGCCGACGGCGACCTCGTCGTCATCGCGCAGACGGCCACGCAGAACAGCTACAACAAGGAGCCAGAAGGGCTGCTGGCCGGTGTCGACGACGCGACCTACGTCGCGGCCTATCACAACATCACACGGTCGGCCGTGCCGATCGAGAACAGCACGGTCGTGACGAGCATCGGGACGCTGTCGCAGGACGCGATTCAGCAGCTCGATGACGCTGTCGACATCAAGGTGGGCGACGGGCCCGACACCTACGCCTTCGAGCACGGCGTGGCGCGCGCGCTCATCGCGCTGAGCGAAGTCGACCGGCGCTACGTGGGCGCCGACCTGCAGCGGCCGGACATCGGCACGACCCGCAACAAGAAGCCCAGCGGCAAACGGGCGCTCGTGCATGGCGGGAAGCCCTGCCTCGTCGAGCGCGACGCGCCATACGGCCACTGGTTCGGGCTGAAGCAGAGCGGCTGGCTCCGTCTGACCTGGCCCGACACCGGGTGGGCCGAAGAGGGCGGGGGCGTCATGAAATGGGTGGACGGGTTCGACGAGTTTACCGCCTACTGGATGCTCTTCGAGAACTACCACAACCTGTACCCGGCCCGGAACTTCATCGGGACAGGCATCACCACGACCCAGGTGACGGCGCACTCCTACTGAGGACGCGCACGCACCATCGGAGCCGGCTGCACCCCCCCCAGATACGGGTGGGCCGGCTCCCACGGCAGGAAAGACACGAAGGACGCGACATGCCGAGCTCCACATTCGACGCTCCCGAGTTGGGGGCCGTACTGCAGAAGGTCGACCTCGGGCCGGAGACGATGGTCGGGGTGCGGTTCCGCGGCGGGCCGCCGATTCACGACCAGTACGACGCCAAGGAATACATCCTTCCGCCCGTGCCAGCCGGATGGCGCGCGGACGACTGGCTCAAGACCATCCAGCCGGCCAGCGATTGGCGCTTGCCCTTCGCGCTCGCGCAGCACTTGCGCCGGCGCAACTTCGTGCCCGGCACGCGCGAACCGTGGGGCGGCGGGAAGACGATCTCACGGCTGGCGATCATCTGGACGCCGACCGGCAAGCAGCTCGACCCGGAAACCCGGTGGGCACCGTTCACGCGCGAGGAGATCGCGAAGTTCGGCTACCACGAAGCCATCGACCGCTCGAAACTGCCGGCGGCCGACCAGGCGGTCAAGCTCGTCCCGGTCAGCGGCGTGCTGAGCCAAGGCGTGGACGTGACGTTCGCGCACGACCCGGCCGCCTTCGCGCCGGATGCCGGGGAAGGGTTGCGCGAAGCCGCACACGGGGAGCGCGCCGCCCAGGCCGAAGGCGAGACGGTGAGCCGCACCCGACGCGGGCGCACGCAGTTCAAGCCGGAACCGAAGATGGAGCTCCCGTAGGCACCGCGCCATGAGCCACTACGTCGCGGTCGATCCGGCGCTGGCGTTGCCGGGGCACTTCCGCCCCACGGAGGCGACGCTCCGGCTGTTCGACCCGATGCTCCGGCTCCGCAAGAGTGTCGACCGGGCACTGATTCGGAAGGGCTGCGGCTTCATCCTCGAGCGCCGGAGCTGGCACACGAAGCCCCCCGACGTGCTCCCCGAGCGCACGCAGAAGCGCGGCTTGACGGACACGGCCGTCGCGACGCGCGACGGGTATCTCATCATCAGCCCGGTCCATGTGCTGCTGATGGACAAGCCGGCCGAGATCATCGCCGAGCTGAAGCGCGCCGACCTCGCCGACTATGCGAACGGTGATCAGTTCTTCCACGCGCTGGTCGCGGACCAGCAGGCCGAAGACGACCGCGCCAAGGCCACGAGTTACGACGAGTTCAAAGACTACTTCCGCGAGAGCTTCGACCTGCTCGACCGCGTCGGGGATACGAGCTCGCACGCCGAGCGCATGCGCGTGAACAACGCCGGAGGCGAAGAGCGATTCAACGTCGTCGACCGCCGCCGGGTCCGGCCCGAAGACGACCTCTCATCCGCCGGGGAGATCCCGGCTCTGGAGCTGAGCGATGAGCACCCGCCTGGAACGCCGCTACATTCCGAAGTCGTCGGCGTACACGATTGACCCCTACAAGGACCGGCCCGGGACGACCTTCACCAACCTGGGGGCGTCCGGCTCGGTGACCTTCACCCTGCCGGCACCGACCAAGGACCTGAAGGGCTGGTACTACCGCTTCAAGGTGGTCGCGGATCAGGACGTCGTCGTCGCCACGGCGACCGCCGACACGCTGCTCGTGCTCAACGATGCCGCTGGCGATAGCCTCGCCGTGTCCACAAGCAGCCAGAAGATCGGCGCGCTCATCGAAGCCGAGATCATCGAGACGGCAGCGGGCACCTTCCGTTGGGCGGCCAGCGGCCTGGCCGTGGGCCATACCTACACGATCGCCACGTAGCGCGAGGGCGCACCGAGCCGCACACGACTTTTCCCCGAAAGGACCGACGTCACCATGCCGAATCTGTCGACCAACGACTTCTCGCGGCTGCTGCAGAAGAACGGCCTCGCGCGCACGAGCGACGGCCAGCTCTATCCGCCGCCGTTCAACGTCTCCGCGAAGACCGCGGACTACACCATCAAGGCGAACGATGCGTGCGGGACCCTGTTCACCAACCGGGGCGCCACGGGCACGGTCGTGCTCACGCTGCCCGCACCGACCGCGGTGCCGAGCGGGACGTTCTACTACGTCCTGGCAATCGCCGCGCAAACCGTCACGGTCGCGACCGCCACGGCCGACACCCTGGTCAGCAAGAACGACGCGGCGGGCGACAGTCTCACGCTCTCCACGTCGATGGAGATCATCGGCGGACTGATGGTCTTCATCTGCGACGGCACCGCGTGGGCGGGCGCCGGTCTGTCGGTCGGGCACACGTTCACCCTCGCCACGTAAGGCGAACGCGGGAGACGGCTCCGGCGAGACGGGAAAGGCGCGCCCATCATGATTCAGCACGGGTTTCGAGACGGGTTCGCAATCACGCCGAGCGACACGGTGGTTTTCACGAAACCGTGCGAGGCGATCTACGTCGGGGGCGCCGGGGCGGTCGTGGTCCTGACACCAGGCGGGACGACCCTGACGTTTGCCGCGGTGCCCGTGGGCACGGTGCTCTACGTGAAGGCGAACCGGGTCAACTCGACGAACACGACGGCCACGAACCTCGTGGCGCTCTTCGGCGCGTAGGATGGCGAGCCTGCGACAGCGGTATCGCGTCTTCCTCGAGCGGAAGACGCTCGGCGGGGCGCCGTGGGGCGTGGCCGTAGACGGCGAGCCCCTCCGGTTGGCGGATGCGGTCGTGATCGAAGGCGTGTGCGAAACGGGCCACGACCCCCAGCATGAGAAAGCCTGGAGCATCACCGGCGTGGGCGTCATTCATGTCGAAGGGACACGGGTCCTGATTCGGGCCAGCGAGGCGGTTTCTCTTGGCTGACAACCCATCACTCGTCACCGGCGACGATCGCGCGGCATTGCCTGATGACGTGGTGCCGTGCCTCGTCGAAGTGGACTTTTCCGGGCAGACGACGCACGCCGCCGCCGCGATCCTGATGACGGCCAGCGGGTCGGAGGGCAGCCGCTCGGGCACGCTCGTCGACTCGTCGAACCCCCTGCCGATCACGCTGCCGAGTGCGCTGCCGGCGGGGGACAACAACATCGGCAACGTCGATGTCGTGACCATGCCGGCGCTCGCCGCTGGCACCAACAACATCGGCGATGTCGACGTGCTGACGCTGCCGGCCGACCCCCTCGGCGCGAACGCGGACTCCGTCGTCGCGGCCGGCGCGGCGGGCTCCATCAGCGCGAAGCTGCGGCGTCTGACGACTGACACCGACTCCGTCAAGACGGCGGTCGAGATCGTCGACGATTGGGACGAGTCTGACCGAGCGAAGGTCAATCTCATCGTCGGACAGGCTGGCGTCGCGGCCGGCTCCGGCACCGTGGGCGCCACGGTCATTCGGACCGCCGAGGCGACCGACTCCCAACTCTCGGCCGGGATCGGCGCGACCGGCGATGCCGCCATCACGCAGGGCAGCACGGGGAGCGTGAGCGCCAAGCTCCGGACCCGGTTGCAGCAGGAAGCGCCCAACACCGCGACGCTCGCCAACGTCTCGACATCCACGGCGTCGGCCACGCTGCAGGCGTCGAACACGGGACGCCTGGACCTGACGATCTACAACGACGCGACGACCGTCCTCTACGTGAAGTATGGGACGACCGCCTCGGCGACGAGCTTCACGGTCGCCATTGATCCCGGTGGGTTCTGGCGCGATCCCACCGGCTACACCGGCCGAGTCGACGGCATCCTCGCCTCTGGTTCGGGCACCGCCCGGATGACGGAGTTGACTTACGTATGACCTGGCGACGGTTCGCGCAACTCTGTCTGCTCTCGGTCCTCCTCACAGCGGCGGTCCAGCCGGCCGCGGTGGCGCAGCTCGCCAACCGCATAGTCTGGAACGCCGACGGCTCAGGCAACGTGCTGACAAGCGCGCTCGAGGGGTCGCTGCGAGGGCTACACGTCATCCTCGTCGACCCAGACACGAACGCGGCGGTCGACTACGTCTCAGACTCGCGCGGGAGTGGCGCGTCAGACTCGACGACCCTGCGCACGGTCGAAGCGACCGACTCACAGATGTCCGCTGGCATCGGCGCCACCACCGACAGCGCCGCGACCGCCGGCAGCACGGGCTCGCTCAACGCGAAGCTGCGGCTCCTGACCAGTCCGATCAATGGGTCCGCATACACCATCGGGGGCACGGCGGCCGATGGGGCCTCCGAAACGGGAAACCCGGTTGGCCTGGGCGGCTACGCCCGCGCCGGGGTGAGCGGCACGGCGGTTGTTTCAGCGGGCCAGCGCACCGCGCTCGTCTCCGGCGTCGATCGCATTCTCATCACTCGGCCGCACGCCAACCTGGAAGACCTCGCCAACAGCGGATCGGTCGATGTCTCGGCGGGATCGTCGACGAGCGTGCTCGCAGCAGCGGGGTCGTCGATCAAGTACTACGTGACGAGCGTTGTCTGCACGAATCCGACGACGAGCACCGAGGTCTATCTCGACATCCGCGATGGCACAGGAGGGAGTGTCATCGCGACGGTGCCGTGTCCCGTCGCAGGCGCCATTTACAACCCACCGACGCCGATCAGTGGGTTCACGGCGAATACGGCGGTCGCCGTGGATCCGAGCGCCGCGAGTACGGGATTGAAGGTGACCGTGCTCGCGTTCAAGTCGAGGATCTGACCCATGGCACGCGCGTTGCGCTGGCTGCTGATTGGCGTGGCCGTTCTGTTGCCAGTGGCACAGGGCGGGGCCTCGGACCTGACCCGCACGATCCTCGTCGCGGTCAACGAAGTGCAGGCCACTGGTTCAGCGCCGGCGCTGTCGAACTTCACGTTCGATGGCCCAACGGACGCTGCCGAATACATCTTCCAATGTCCTAAGAGCCTGACGATTACGACGGGGAAGTTTCGGTATGGGGCGCGTGTCGGCACGCCGCCGACCTACAAGCTCTCGCTTCAGGGCGTCGATGGGAACGGGCGCGCGGACGGCGCGATCAAGGACGACAACGGTCCAGCGCCGAACGACACGAGCATCACCTTCACCCCCCCAGCCGACACCACCTGGGATGGCACGCTTCGTACGCTGACCTTCGACGTCACGTACGGGTGTGACCCCGGTGAGTTCGTCGCGCTGGTGATCGCGTACTCGTCCGGCACCCTCGACACCTCGAACGGCTCCACATTTACCACGCACGTCACCAACTCCACATCGGCGTTGCCCTACGCCGTGCGCGTGGATGGCGGCAGCGGCACGAAGCAGACCGGGGCACCGATTTACGGCTACGGTGACGGGTCTGCGGTCTATGGCTTCCCCGTCGAAACCATGACGGCGACGCAGTTCTCGAGCGATTCCACGCCGGACGAACGCGGGAATGCCATCACCATTCCGGCGGGCATGTGCGCGAGCTTCAAGATTGCCGGGATTCGGATGTTCCCGCGCATTCCAGCGACCGGCAAGACGGTCCTCGTCTCGCTCTACAGCAACACGACCGCGCTCCAGACGGTGACCTGGGATAGTGACGTCGCAGGGGCAGCGGCGACGACGGAAAATACCCCGATTCGGATTTTGTTCGATGAAACGACGCTGTCGACGCTGACCTGTGGCACCGAATACATCGTCGCCGTGGCCCCGCAGGAGACGTCATCGAACTTGGCGGTGCGATGGTTCACATTCGATGCGGCGAACGACGTGACCGCCCTTCCGCTCGGCACGGCCTGGTACGCGGTGTCACGGGCAGATGCCGGGTCATGGACGACGGACACGAGCTCGCGCTACACCATCGATCTGATTCTCTCTGACGTGACAGAGCCGACTGGCGGCAGCACGCCGCGCGTGCTGGGGAGCAACTAGCATTGCGCCGCGCAAGCGTTCTCGCCGTCATCGTCGCGTGGCTGCTTTCAGGCGTGGCGTTCGCACAACAGAACGTCTTCACGCTGCGCATGGTCTATCCGATGCCAGCCGGCTCTGGCCTCGACACGCTCGACGCGGACAACCGCGCGTTTTTTGCCTATCCCGGCATTGAGTACCGGATCAAGATCGCGGCGGGTGGCGGGTGTCTGCCGTTCACGTACTCGCTGACCGGGAATCCCGCGTGGATGAGCGTCGACGCCAGTACTGGACTCATTTCTGGGACGCCGACCGATACCACGACGGATGATGACGCGTCGATTACCGCAACCGTGACGGATTGTGACGGATCGACGGCTTCACGGGTTTGGGGCGTCGACGTCCAGACCGGGCGATTCAAGTTTGTCGACGCCGTGAACGGCAGCCCGCACTCGACGAATGGTGGCAGCGGCACCGGGGCGATTGGCACCCCCTGGAAAACCCTCGACGACATCTACGACGGGTCGAGCGGCACGGACATCGTCTATTTTCTCTCGGGGACCTACACCACCGCGAACCTACCGCAAGACTCCATCAGCGCGACGGCCCAGCAGAACGGCGAACACCGCGTGACCTGGAACAGTTCGACGCGGTCTACGCAGTGGATTGTGCACCCGGCCCACGTCGGGTCTGCGGTCATCGATTATGAGTACACCGGCACGGGGTACCCCTACGATTCGACCGGAACACCTCGCCCACGGTTCCGGTTCAATGGGGACACGATCGTCCTCATCGGCCTGAGCACGACACGGTCGATGACGATGGCTTTCCAATTTGGCGCCACGGTCGGCAATCGTCACGGGGTGTACGTGGACGGGATGACGATGGGCTCGCACGGTCCCGGCATCGACGAGGGCAACTCGGCACACCTGATGTGGCAAGCCCAGTACGGAGGCGGTGGGATCCCTGACACGCAGACGTACGGCGATGTGGTCATTGACAGCGAGTTCTATGGGCTGCTCGCGGAAGGGGCGACCGATGGCAATAACTGCTCGCTGAAGTTCTACTCCACCCTGAAGGCCGTCGTCGCACGCAACACATTCCACACGGCCGAGGACATGGAGGAAGCGATCGTCGCCATCAAGAGCGACAACACCGAGATCGACTTCCGAGAAAATGTGTTCTACGGGATCGAGCACTTCGCCATCGGCGGCAATCTGAACCAGGTGACCGACCAATCCACAGGCGAGATCCGCTTCAACAACGTCAAGTCCGCTGGCAGCAGTGGATCCGCGTTCGGGTTCTATGGTGCGCAGGACATCGAAGCGCCATTCGTGGGGCCGCTCTACGTGTACCGGAACACCTTCCAGGGACGCGTGTGGGTCCGCACACTCGGCGCCGGCGACGGCCCGATCACCTACACGCACAACGTGATCATCAACGATGGCGGATCACAGTCACCCTGGACACACATCTTCGACAGCGGAGTCACCGATACGGGCCAGCTCACCGATGCGAACAACCTGAAGGGCACGACCGCCGACAACATCGTCGGTGCCGACGGCAACTTGAACGAGCCGTACTTGACCAGCGACGGCCCCAACTCGGGCACGCCGAAGGGTCACATGCTGTCGGCCGTCGTGTCCTCGGGCCCGGTAAGTAAGCCATTCCGCACGATGGAGGCAGGCCCACAGCCATGATCTGGTGGCTCCTGTTGTGGCTCGGTGGCGACACGGGCGGGGCGGGACCGCCAGCCGACACGACGCCCGGCTTCAAGCGCGACGGGCGTGACGTGACGAGTATTCCCGTGTTCAGACGGCGAGGCTAGCGGATGCTCAAAACCCGGCGCGAGGCCCTCGATGAGTTCCTCGGGTTTGTTGGCGAGGACGGCGACACGACGGCGCGCAACGTCGCCGAGCGCGCCCTCGTCCGAGCCGTCGAGGCCATTTGGCAGAAGCATCCCTGGCGCGACTTCCAATCGCCGGCCCCGCTCGAGCTGACCCTCGTGGTTAACCAGCGGTCCTACGCGATGCCGGAGTTCTTCGGCCGGCTGGGACAGGGACAGGTCAGGAACCTCACGCGCGGGACCATCCTCACGCCCCTGGACACCGAGGACGCGCAGGCCCTCTTCCCCTCGGCGGGCACGTCGCTTGAAGTGGCCGGCACGCCCTGCCGCTACGAGCTCGGCGGGATCGTCGGCGTGCGTCGTCAGCCGGACGTCGATGGAGAAGCCCTCGAAGTCGTCTCCTCAAGCGATACCGATACGACCGTGCTCGTCTCCATCGAGGGGGCCGATGCAAATGGCAACGAGCGCCGGCACCAGGTGACGCTGACCGGCACGACACCCATCAGCGTGGGCACGTGGTCGTGGGTGGACAGTATCGGCAAGAGTTATCCGACCGGCACCGACCCGACGACGGAGTTCACGAGCAGCGTGGGCTCCGTCACGCTGAACATCACCAGCAGCGACACGGTGCTCCAAACGCTGTTTCCCGAGGAAAGCGCACGCGAACATCGGATGATCACGGTCTACCCGAAACCGTCCGAGACAGACACGATCGCGGTGCCCGTCATGCGCCGGCCGAAGCGCCTCCTCTACGACGCCGACCCCCTGCCCAATGACTGGTGGAACGCTATTTTCGAGGAAATGTTGATTCAGTGGCGCGTCAACACAGGCGACCTCGCGGTCGATAGCGTGGTACCGCGGCCACACCTCGTCGATCTGGTGTGTAACGACAACGCCAACCGGCCCCGGCGGACGGTGCGGCCGTTCGGAGTGCTCACGCGATGAGCTACGACGTGCCCGACCTGACGCTCGGCACGCGCGACTTTTCGCCGGGCTATCTGGACAGCCCGGAGAGCGACACGCTCGATCCAGGCGCGTCGCCGGATGCGCGGAACTGCTTCTTCGGGTCGGTGGAACTGCACGGCAAGCGGCGGGCGACCCTTCGGCGCGCGCCAGGCTCGCGCCTCGTGACGCCGTCTGCGGTGGTGGCGAGCACGGGCTGCGACGGGCTCATCCCCTACACGCGCGAGGCCGGCACAAGCCAACTGCTCGGGAAGTGGGGCGGCGCCTGGTATCGCTACGACGAAATCGACAGCTTCACGGCCATCAGCGGCGCGACGGGCTACGTCGCCGGCAACCCCGGGCGCGCGGTGCTGTTCAAGAATCAGGCGTTCCTGCACGACGGGTCGAAACAGCAGCTCTGGGACGGGGCGACCGTCCGAGACGTCGGCTTCGTGAAGCCCACCGGCGTCACGGCGATGACCGCCGGGACCGGGCCCGGCGTCACCGGCACCTACAGCGCGCGCTACACCTGGTACGACCAGACGCACGACCACGAGAGCAGCCCATCGACGGACGCCACGGCGAGCCTCGTCCTGACCAATCAGACGCGCACACACACCGCACCGACAGGGTCGCCACCGTCCAACGTGACGCACTACCGGATCTACGTGCGCCGGGAGGACACGTCCGAAGCCTACTGGATGCGTGTCGCGACGGTGATCTACGGCGTGCCCACCTACACCGAGGCGGTGACGGATGGGACACGCGTCGACCCCCTCCCGCTCAACAGCGCGAACGACCCGCCGACTGTCAACTTTGCCGCCATGGGCGTGTGGAAGGGCTTCGTGGTCGGATTCGTCGAGGACGGCTCCGACATGCACGTGTCGAAACAGCACGATTGCGAGTCGTGGAACCCGAAGGACATCTTTAAGGTGTCTCCGGGCGATGGCAAAGGCGTGCGCGCGGTCGTGAGCTTCGGCACCTATTGCGTGATCATGAAGCCGACGCGGAGCTTCTACCTGGAAGGGTCGCGGCTCCCCTTCGAGATTCGCGAGCTCAGCCCGGATTACGGGACCGTCAGCGTTGAGGCGACGATCGCCGTCGGCGACTACCTCTACGCCTGGGACGAGGTGAAAGGACCCTATCGGACGAACCTCAACGTCTGGGAAGGGCTGGCCGACTACCGCATCGACGCAACCCTCGAGCGTGTGACGAATACCCGGCAGATTCGCGTCGCACACGACGAGGCACACAGCTTGATCGTGTGGTCCATCGGGACCGAGTACGTCGGCCGGAACCGGACGCTGCTCGCCTATCACTACGGGCTCGAGACGTGGCTCCCGCCGATCACCGGCCTGGAGTACGGGGCGCTGACGCACTACACGCCGAACAATGCGGCGTCCGGCCTGTTCTGTGGCGACCTCTGGGGGCGCGTCCATCGACTCTTCGAAACGGATCGGCAGAGCGTGCCGAGCGGCACAGTGATGACCTCAGTTGCCGCCCTGCCGACGCCGCCAAGCACCACGCAGATCACGGGCGACAGTGCCGCGTTCTACACGACCGGCGCAGGGCTCGCGGGCCTGCCCGTCGCCATCCAACAGGCAGACGGTTCGTGGGTGTGGCACCGTATCGCCTCGAATACGGCGACCGTCCTGACCCTCGACACCACCTACCATCCGCCCCTCGCCGCGACTCCGGCCGTCGGGGCACGGATCTTCGTCGGCGGGATCGACTGGTACTGGTGGAGCCCTGTGCTCGATGGCGGGGCGCCGGGCGTGCGCAAACGCGCCGGCTGGTTCGACCTGCAATGGAAGCCGGCCGGAGACGAGACGACGACGATCCTCCCGTCGCATACCATTCAGGTCGTGCTACGGTTCGACGAAGGCGAGGGCCCGATCACATCACGGACGGCGGACTTCAGCGCGGCGACCGGCGCGTCCCTGTGGAATTCGGCCATCTGGGGCACGAGCGTCTGGTCGACGGTCGTGCGCCGGCAACGCAAGGTGCGCGTGGGGCGTGCCTTCCGCGCTGTGCAGGTCGGATTCTCGAATTACGAGCCGGACCAGGCGACAGAGATCACTGGCTATAGCATCGGCTGCGATTGGCTCCGACGACGAAAGGCGCTCAGTGCCTCGGCCTGACCCGTTCGTCAGCCAGCCGACCGCAGAAGCCCTGCGGCGGAACGAATTTGGGCAGCAGCCCCGGCGGCAGTACGGCCCGCTCCTGTCGGTGACGTTCCCAACCGCGGGCGCGACGCGGCAGATTGCCCACGGGCTCGGGGTCGTGCCGACCGGACACGACGTCTGTTGGCAGACTGGCGCGGCCTACGATATCGACATGGCCTCGTGGACCGCTGACATTGCGCTGATGACGGCGCCAGACGCGAATACTCAGATCGGAGTGCAGTTCTATGTCTCGAGCGACCGTGCGGACATCGTGTAAGCGGATCGGCCTGCTGCTGCTGGGCATGCTGACCCCGCCGGCGCTCGTCGCGGCACAAGTGTCCGGCCCGACCTACACGTTCACGGCCGGCACCGTCATTTCGCCGACGCAGGTCAACTCCAACTTCTCCGTCATCTACGGCGCTGCGCTGAACCGGCAGGGCGGGACGATGGCCGGGGCGCTCGTGTTTTCGCCCGACAACACGTACGACCTCGGTGCGAGCGGCACGACCAGGCCGCGGGACCTCTTCCTCGGCCGCAACGCGACCATCGGCGGCACACTCGGCGTGACGGGCGCGTCGACCCTCTCGAGCACCCTCGCCGTCACCGGCGCGGTGACGCTGTCTAGCACGCTGGCCGTGACCGGCACGACGACCCTGACGGGCGCGACGGCTCTCACAGGCACGCTGACGGTGACCAGCACGACCAATCCGCAGGCGACGTTCCGCTACGACGGGAGCAACTACGTCAACATCGGGATCGGATCGGCCGGCGGCGTGACGTTTGATGCCGTGGGCGCGAGCGCCGGCTTCACGCTGTCCGATTCGGTCGCCGTCACCGGCACGATCACGCCGAGCGGACAGATTCTCGCGGCGGACGGCTCGTCCGGCACCCCGGGCATCAGCTTCAGCAGCGACACGAACCTCGGCCTGTATCGGGTGTCGGCGGACATCCTCGGCATCGTGGCGGCGAACGGGCTCTATCTGCCCGACTCCGTCCGGTTCGCGAGTGCAACGACCTCCGGCCTCACCTACAGCGGCGGGGTGATGACGCTGTCGGAAAACGGCGTGACGGTCGCGAGCGTGGACAGCAGCACCGGATTCCTGCTCACGGAGAAGATCACGCTCGCGACGCAGAGCTTCGCCGGTCTTGGCTCGCCGGCGAACGGGACCCTGTATTACTGCACGGACTGCACGATCGCGAACCCCTGCGCTGGAAGCAGCACGGGGGCAATCGCCAAGCGCATCAACGGAGGATGGGTCTGTAACTGATGGGCGCCCTGCTCTTGTTCCTGATGCTTCAAGTGGCCCCAGCGCCGGCGCTCTCAGACGTCGAGGCGCTGCGGTGGGAGAACTACCGCTTGAAGTCGCAGCTCGTGCAGGCCATCGCGCAGGCCGACGCCTGCCGCGTCGAGCTCGCGCCTCTGCGGACGCGCATCAACACGGAGGCATTACGCGCCGACCTCGAGGGCCTGACACGGGACCTCGAGCGGGCGCATCCGGGCTATACGTTCAACGGGCAGACCGGCGCGCTCGAGGCGAAGCCAGCGACCGGCGTAGCGAAGCCCTGACGGCTTCCTTCTCGCCGGGGGATGGATCATGGAGATGCCGACAGTCCTTGCGATCTTCGGTATGGTTGGGGTGGTGCTGGCGCTCATCGCCAATCTGACAATGGTGACGCGGTTCATCACGCGCCTCGAAGGCCGCCTCGATCTGCTCAACGAGCGCCTCGCGACGATCCTCGATCGCGTCGAGAAGCTCGAAGACGGCGACAACGGGCGCGCGGTACGCCCGAAGGCGCGTCCGTTCGGTGGATGACACGGAGACGACTCCCATGCCTGCATGGCTGATTCCTCTCATCATGGCGGCTGGCGCCGGCCTCTCGGCGGCGTCGAGTGCCAAGGACCGCAAGACGCAGCAGCAGCTCGCGACGGATGACCGCGCGCTGACCGAGGCGCAGGACATCCGGCGGACGGCGCTCGCCGAAAGTCAGCTCGATCCGTTCCGCGCTCAGGCCGCACAGGGCAAGAACCTCGCGGCCCTGGACTTCCTGCAGAACTACGGCCGGCGGACCATCAGCCCGCCGTCGAACGTGGCGCCCTACACCGGGTCGGTCGGCGGGGCGTTCCAGCCGTCGCAGACGATGCGCGACTATGCCGGCCTGCTCTTCAAGGACGTCGCCAGCGGGCGCACGGCGCCGACGATGACGAACCCCGCGAACTACGGCCAGACAGGCGTACTCGACCTGGTGACGTCGGCCGCGACGAAGCAGCCGACCGCAGCGACGAGCGCGGCGGCGCCGGTGACGAACTACGCGCTCGGCCTCGATCGCGCCAACGAGCACGGTGATCTGAGCATCGCAGACGCCCGGCAAGTCATCCGCAACGCCTACGAGCAGGAGCTCGGTCGCACGCCGAGCGACGAGGAAGTGTCGACCCACTTGCAGAACATCGGATGGCGGCCAGGGCATCGCTACGTCGGCGAAGCCGGGCTGTATGCCATCCTGAACAGCATTCGCGGCGCGCGCCAGGGCGCGGCCTGAGAACGGAGCAGGACCCATGCTCGCCTATCGGCAGCCCGGCGACGATGACGAACTGGAGGACCCGTACGCCTCCGGATTCTTCGGCAGCCAGACGAGCGCCGCCACGCTCGCGCCGTCGGTGACGTCGCTGTCCTCGACAAAGCAACCGGGTGGCACGGACCTGCTCGACTTTTCAGACCGCGTCGACCAGCCGCAGGCGACCCCCTACAGCGTGGGCCCAGGGTCCGGCGTGGCCGAGTCCACGTATCAGCCCACCTATCAGCCGCCCAGCACGGGCACGGCGACCGTGGGCACGCAGACCGGCACCGCGACCGGTGGCGCAGGGGACACGAGCAGCAAGTACACGCAGTTCCTCGACGCCATCCGGGCGACGAGCGACCCGATGCAGCAGGCGCAGGCGCGCGACGCGCTGGCCCGCAGCCTGTACAGCGAGTTCTCGGCAGCCGGCCATGACGTGAAGTGGGACGGGGACGTCCTCGTCGTGGATGGGCGCCGCTACACCGTCGGCGGGGGCGTGGACGCGCGCACGGGTGGCCTGAACAGTGGCGTCGTCGGGTCGGACCTGCTCGGCGCCGGCATCGCGGGCCCTGGCGGCGCGGTGACGACACCGACCGGCACCGTGAGCGCCTCGAGCACCGGGAGCGTGCCGTCGGGCTGGGATGCGGCCAAGGTGGCGGCCGGACATCAGAGCCCGAAGTATGCCGCGCTCGACAACCTGCAGACCCTTTCCGCGCAATTGCAGAGCATCCCTGACGAAGCGAGCCGGAAGGCGCTGGCCGAGCAGACGCTCACGGCGATGATTCCCGAGCTCGAATCGATGGGCGGGGACGTGCTCGAGGTGCGAGGGGAAAAGATCCTCTTCGACGCGGGCGACGGGAAGGGCCCACTCTGGATTGACACGATTCAAGACATCGAGGGCTCAGCCCTGCCGCAGTGGATCGAGCCTGGAGCCGACGATGCAGGGGCGATGCGCGTGACTGGCGGCACAGACCTCGCCGCACCAGGGACCGCACAGGGGGCGGCCGGCGTGACGCTTGGCCCGTCCGACCCGGGCTTCTGGGTCACCCTCAGCAACGGCCAACAGGTGCCCTACAACCACCCCCTCGCGACCGGCGGCGGGAGCACCACGGGCACGCCGGCCGGGCCTGGTGGTGGCGCTGGTGCCGCGCCGGCCTGGATGACCGCGCCGACCTACACCCCGGGGGAGATTCCGACGGACGTCCCGTCCTTCGACTACAACCAACTGCTCGGGTCGATGGGCACCTACACGCCGGAGACGTACGCCACCGGGGACATGGGCGTCGGCCCGCTCGAGGGCGATACCGAGAGCCTCATCGCGTCGATTCTGCGGAACCCGGAGTCGATGGACGCGAAGACGATTGCGCAGCTCCAGGCGCGCAACCGCGAAGAGCAGGCCGACCTCTTGCGCCAGGCGGACGAGGACCTCATCGGCATGGGCTACGACGCGGGGATTGCCGGGTCGCCGTGGCTCGCCTCCGAACGCTCGTCGCAGCGCCGCGCGCGGGACGAGGCGGTCATGCGTGGCAACCGGGACGTCGAAGTCGCGGCCGCGCAGACGAACGCTGCCGACCGGCGAGCGGCGGGGCAGCTCGGGGCGGCCTACGTCGAAAGCAAGGGCGCGCGCCGGCGCGGCGAGGAAGCCCTGCGCCAGTCGGCCGCGACCCTCAACAGCCAGAACGCCTTCAACGCCGCCCGGCTCCGCAGCGACAACGTGACGGCCGCCGCGAAGACGACGCTCGATGCCGCCGCCGCGCAAGGCGACCGGCTGGCCCTGCGCGAAGCGGTCAACCAGAAGGCGACCGAGCTCGGGATCTCCCGGGACAAGCTCCTCACCGATTACGTGCTCGCGCAGATGGACGACGCCACCGATCGCTACGGGATCGACGTCGGCGCGGCTCTGCAGCGGGAAGGCTTCGCGATCGACCGCGAAAAGCTGGCACAGGCGGGGCGCGAGTTCAAGGAAGAACTCGCGTTTCGGATTCAGGCGCTCGCACAAGAGCGCGAACTACAGTTGTCACAGCTCGGCCTCGGCTACGCATCGCTGTCGAACACCGCCGAGCAGCAGGGCATCGACAACTATTTCCGGGCCGCTGGGCTCTGAGGACGCCGTATGCCGTCGACCACATGGCTCAGCGGGATCGGCGCCGGACTCGAGCGGTTCGGCGAAGGCTGGATGGCGCAGCGACAGCAGGACCTCGCCGAGCGCCGGATCGACGAGTCGGCACGGATCGCCGAGGAACGCAACCGGATCGCGCTCATCGTGCAGGAGTTGCGGAACGCCGGTTTGCTGGGTGCGGCCGAGACGCGCGGACAAACGGCGCGGGACGTCGCGCAGATCGGCGCGGACTCCAGGGTCCAGGTGGCGGACATCGGGGCCGGCGCGCGTCGGGACGCCGCCAGCTTCGCCGCAGAAGCCTCGAAGTATGGCGCGGACCGGCGGCTCGAGGGCGCCACGTTCGGCAATCAGACGCGCCTCGACATCGCCGACCAGCAGGCCGAGACGACGCGTCGCGGGCAGGACCTCACCGCTGGCACGGCGAGGCGCGGTCAGGATCTCAACTTCAGCCTCGGCGACGCGCGCATCCGCACGACGCAGCGCGGCCAGGACATGCGGTTCGACCGCGACATCTTCAATGACACGCTCGACTTTCTGCGCCCTGGCGGCGTGACCGACCGGCCGCCGTCGGCCACGGTGCCCTTCCCGGTCCCGACACGCCCCGCGCCGGTCGCCCCGGCGCCCACTGGCGCGACCCCTGCTCCAGCCACCACGCCGGCATCCGGCTTCGGCGAACTGAAGGGCGTCGCGTTCCAGCCATCGACAGCACCGGCCGCACAGGCGAAGCCCGCCGCAGCGCCAGCCAAGGCCACGCCAGCCGCGCGTGACGAGCCGACGGCCACCGGCCCACTCAAGCCAGGTCAGCGGCGCCGGATGAAGGACGGCCGGGTCGTCACCATCGTCAAGGTCCACCCAGACGGCCGCATCGAGTACCGCTGATGCCGCAGCAGCGGGGGTCGTTCGCCACGGCTGAGGACTTCCTCGACACCGACGACGAGCTCGCGCGGCAACAGGCCTGGTCGGCGAGCCCGGCCCGCCACCGACTGCCAGGCACCACGCATCCGGCCGAGACGCGCTTCGCCACGGCCGACGACTTCGACCTCCTCGACAGCTTGCCGCCGGTGCGCATCACGGCGCAGCCGGACCTCCGGCAGCCGGTCGTCGTGCCCGACCCGCGGCGGCAGCCGGTGCCACGGTTCGAGGAATCCATCCGGGTGACGGCACCGATGCCGACGCCGTCCCTCGGCGGCGTCCTGCGGCGCACGGCACAGGGCGCGCTCGAAGGCTTCGCGCAGCCGATGCAAGACCTGGGGACCGCCGCGGCGTCCATCGCCTACCCGCAGCAGGGGCGCACGTTCGTCGAGGCGCAGGCGGCCGGACGCGCCGGGCTCGAGCAGGCTGGCATCATCGCCCCGAACCTCGGACCCATCAGCGAGCAGTGGACGAACCCGGAATGGTGGGCGCACACGCTCAGCAAGGCCGGCGGGTCGATGGCGGGACTCGCCGCGGTCGGTGCCTTGAGCGGAGGAGGCGCAACCTCGAAGACGCTGCTCGCCGCCTTACCGGAGTCGATGGCGGAAGGCGCCTCGGTCTACAACCAGCTTCGGTTGAGCGGGATGGACCATCAGACCGCCGTCGAGCGGGCGACCGGCGTCTTCCTGAGCAACCTCGCGCTGCTCGGCGTGACGAACCGGCCGTTCTTCGAGCAGGGCGCCGGCCTGTTCCGCCGGGCGCTGCTCGAAGGCGGGCAGGAAGTCGGCCAGCAGGCCGTGTCGAACGTCGCCACCGACCGGCCGATGACCGAAGGACTGCTCGAGGCTGGCCTCGTCGGCGGCGTGGCTGGTGGCGGGGCGCACGTGCTGATGGGCGGCGCGGCGACAGCCCCCAGGACCGCGCAGGATGCCCAGGGCGCGACGCTGACACCGGGCCGGCCACTTGGCCTGCCGACACCCGTCAGTGAAGGCTGGCGCCCGCCCGTGGCGCCCGTCGCGGCACCAGCCGCACCGCCTCAGACCGCGCCAGCAGAGGCGTTCGTGGACGTCACGTCGGCTGCTCCGGAAGGGCCACGCCCCACGGCACCGTGGCCGTGGGCCGAGGCCGCAGCACGCAATGCGATCCGCATGCGGCCGGTCGAGGCCCGCACGACGGAGGAACTTCAGAGCCAGCTTCGGCCGATCCGCCGCGGGGCGAAGAGCGACCCCGAACAGATCGCGATCCGCGTGGAGTTGCAGCGGCGCCAGCAGGCCGCACTTCCGCCAGCGCCCACACCGGAGCCGCCGACGGCCGCGCCGACATCACAACCACAGAAAACGGCGGATCCGACCTTGCCCCCGCTCTTGGGACAGATGCGCCTACGTGGGGAAGACGTCGGGACCGGACCATACCGGGAACTGCTGAAGTACGCCTCGCCATCGAAACCGCTGACCTACCGAGAGATCACGGACGCCTACTATCGCCGCCACAAAGAAGTGAAGTATGGACGCGGCGATACGACACGACTCCTGCACGAACTGAAACAGGAAGGCTGGCTCCGCATCGCCGCGTGGGACGAAGACGGCACGCCGCGCTATGTCCGCAAGGCGGCCACTGACCCGACGCCCGATGTCGAATGGACAGGACCGGAAGACGGCGAGCCACCTAGCGCCGCTCCGGCAGCGCCGCCCGGCCCCATGCAAACGGCGCGCGTCGAGGACATCCTCGACACCGGCGAGGCCCAGCCACGGTTGCCAGAAGTCGGCGCCGTGCGCGAGCAAGACGTCGCGACGCCGGAGTTCGAGGCGCCCTTCAGCCTGACCGGCGGCAGCTCCGAAGCCTTCCGCAGCGGGCGGCAGACGTCCATCTTCGACGAGGCGCCACCGGCCCAAGCCCAGACACCCACATCACCAGCCGCGGACGAGGACACCGAATTCGCCTTCGGTCAGAACGTCCCAGAAGCGCCCACACCGGCGCCGGCACCACTCTCCGCAGAAGAAGAGCGGCAATTGCGGCGTGCCGGCGAAGCGGAAGAGGCCGACGTGCCATCGATCGCGTCCGCCATCGCGCAGGCTGGCGGCGTCGCCCTCACCGACAAGGACCTCGGCGGCGAGGTGCGCTGGTTGCGCGAAGTGCCGAAGGCTGTCGGTCGCTTCGGGGAGTTTGCCGGCGTGCGCGGCGTCTTCCGCAAGCACGGGAAGTCGCTCGAATACATGGCCGAGCATCTCCGCGACCGCTACCCTGGGATCTTCGGGCACATCCGCGATGCGAACATCCTGATTCAAGAGCTGGCCGACGAGCAGCGGCGCGCGAGCGGCATGAAGATCCCCCGCGCCACCTACGCCGAGCCCACCACGCCAGGAACACCGCCCACGTTCCCGCCACCCGTGGCTCCGGCGCCGAGCCAGGCCCCCCCACGCGCAGCAGACGCGCCCACCGCTGCCGTGCGACAGTTGCCCGCCACGGCCGACACCGCAGGATCGCCGACCAGGCGCATCTACACCGCCCCGCCCCAGCCGCCAAACACGGCCACGCCGCCGCGGCGCCCGATGTCCGAGTCCCAAGTGGTCGGCAAGCTGGCCCGCATCTTCGGGCACGGCGAGCCACTGAAGTTCCTCGGCCTGACGCTGCGGGACCGCTCGCCGATTCCCGTTGGCACCGGCCGTATGGGCACGAGCAAGGCGTTCGGCATTTACAAAGTGCGACCGCAGGTCATCCGGCTGAAGAAGTTCGGGGACCTCGCCACGTTCGCCCACGAGCTCGGGCACGACATCGACCATCGAATCTTCGTGGGCAACCGGCCGGTCGGCGCGTTCGACGCCGAGCTGCAGCGCCTCGGCGACGCGACGAGTCCCCCGAGCGCCAAGCCGGGCTATCGCCGCGCGGAGGGCATCGCGGAGTTCTTCCGGATCTACTTCGCCAACGAGCAGGAGGCGCAGCGAGAGGCCCCGCAGTTCTACGCCGCTTTCGAGCAGGTTCTCTCACGCAACGCGGAGATGGCCGACCAGTTCGCCCGCGGGCGCCGGCTGGTGCAGTCCTACCTCGCGCAAGACCTGCCGACACGCGCCCGGGCCCGGATCGACCGCAGCGGCGTGACGCCGTCTGACGACACGTCCACCGTCGTGCAAAAGCTGGAGACGACACTCGTCGATGACCTCGCAGCCCTGCGACGTGCCGTCGAGGACCTCGACGAACGCCGTCCGGTGGACGCGCGGCAGCACGCCTACATCCTCGCCCGACTGGCACGCGGCGCCGCCGAGAAAGCCTCCGGCTTCCTGCGCTACGGCCTCCGCGATGAGGGCGGCCGGTTCCTCGGCCCGTCCTTCAAGGCGGCGCTGGCGCCCGTGCGAACACGCCTGACAGACTTCGGAGACTACCTCGTCGCCAAACGGGCACAAGAGCTGCGCGGCCGAGACATCGAACCCGGCATGACCGAGGGCGAAGCGCGCGAGGTGATCGCGAAGTTCGACAGTCCCGAGTTCCAGCAGGCGGCCTCCGCGCTCTATGCCTTCCAGCGCGGAATGATCGACTACGCCGTACGGGCCGGCGTGCTGACCCGCGACCAGGCAAACGCCATGCACGCCTTGAATCAGGCTTACGTGCCGTTCTGGCGCGTGATGGGCGAGAGCCGGGCGATCGCGGCGCGGCGCATCGCACAACGCAAAGTGCCGGTGTGGCGAATCAAGGGCTCCGGCCGCGACATCGTCGACCCCCTGGAGAGCATCATCCGCAACACGCATGCACTCGTGGACATGGTCGAGAAGAACCGGGCGATGCAAGCGTTTGTGCAGCAGGCGATGTCGACCGAAGGCGGCGGGCGCTTTCTCGACAAGATTCCGACTCCGCAGATCGCGACGCGCTTCAATCTCGACCAGGTGCGGCAGGACGTTCGCCAGATGATCGAGGACGCCGGGCTCACGGTGCAGACCGTGATGACCCCGAACGGGCCGGCACTGGAAGTCGAGGGGAAGGTCGTCGACCTGAACACGCTGGCGACCATCTTCACGCCAGCCACGCAGGCCAGCGGCAAGGACCGCGTGATCACGTTCACCGACCAGGGGGAACGCCAGTTCTACGAGGTGAAGGACGCCGCGCTCTACGACGCCATCACCGCCATCGGGCCGCGTGGCATGGAGCTCGCCGCCAAGCTGTTCGGGGCGCCGGCGCGCGTGCTGCGAGCGGGCGCAACCCTGACGCTCGGATTCATCGGGCGCAACCCGATCCGCGACACGCTGGCCGCGCACACACAGTCTCGCTACGGGTTCACGGTTGGAGTGGACACCCTGCGCGGGCTCTTCCACTACCTGAAGGCCGACGACCTCTATCAACAGTTCCTCAACAGCGGGGCAGGCGGGGCCGCGCTCGTGTCGGGTGACCGGGACGTGCTGCGGAAGGAGCTGCGCAGCCTCACGCGGGCGGGCACGATACGCCAACACCTACAGGACGTCGTCCTCCACCCGATTGACCTGCTGCGTGCGCTCAGTGAAGCGAGCGAGTCTGCCACACGCATCGGGGAATTTAGCAAGGGCCTGACGACCGAACGCGCGGCCGGGCGCACGGCGGAAGAGGCGACGACACGGGCCGCGCTGGCCGCGCGCGATGTCACCGTGGACTTCTCACGCGGGGGCACGCTGTCGAAGTGGGCCAACCAGTTCGTCGCCTTCTTGAACGCCACCGTCCAAGGCGCGGCCCGCACGGCTGAGACGTTCCGACGCGACCCGGTGGGCGCCACGATCCGCGCGACGAGCACCGTGACGCTGCTGTCCATCGCGCTGTGGGCGCTCAACCACGACGACGAGGAATACCGCGAACTCCCACAGTGGGAGAAGGACACCTACTGGCACATCAAGCGGCGCGACGGGACCGGGTTCATCAAGATCCCCAAGCCGCAGGGCCCGCTCGGTGCCGTCTTCGGCAATACCTTCGAGAAGGCGCTCGACACGATCTCAGAGACGGACCCGCACGCCTGGAAGCGGCTCTTCGTAGACGATCCGGCGTCTGACGCCATCGCCTCGGACACGGCCAAGAGTCAGGCGCGCGGCGTGCTCGAGACGATCATTCCAACGGGACTGCTGCCGATCGTGGAGAGCTTGACGAACTACGATCTCTTCCGCCGGAAGTCGATTGTGAGCGACTACGACACTGGACTCCCGGCCGAGCTCCAATACAACCGCTGGACCAGCGAGACGGCGAAGATCCTCGGGCGCCGGCTCGGCCTCCCGCCAGCCATGATCGACCACGTCATCACCGGCTACGGCGCCGGGCTGGCGAAAGAGGCGATCACCGCGACGGACACGGCGCTCGGCTTCCTTGAGACGGGCCCGAAGAAGCCCACGATGGGCCCGGCCCGGTGGTCCGGTGTGAGCGCGTTCTATCGGAACCTCGCCGGGAGCGACGCCGAGAGCATGCAGGAACTCTATCGGCGCCGCGACGCGCTGCGCGATGTGCCGCGCACGATCCGGCTCTACGAGGCGGAAGGCCGACCCGAGCAGGCGGCCGCTCACAAGGCGAAGTTCCCAGACCGCGACCGCCAGGCGAAGATCCTGAACAGGGCGGCGAACGACATCGGGGACCTGCGCGACGTGATCGCCAAGGTCTACGCGCACCCCACGCTGACGCCGGACGAGAAGCGCGAGATGCTCGATCGCACCTACGAGCGCATGGTCAACATCGCCCGGCAGGCGCTCGGCAAGCCGGCGCTCGCCTCGCGGTTTGACGCGCCCGTCTCGGCCGACCTGATGCGGACGTTTGAGGCCACGCCGACCTCGCAACCCGCACGCCGATAAGGCAATCTCTGCATGGACCGGACCGCGCACGGGCGCATAGCCTGAGCAGCGATGTCCGGCTGGTTCCCGCGTCTGACGCCCCCCGCGAATCACGTCGCCAGCGGACACGACATCATCGAGGTAGACGGCCAGCCGATCGCCCCGCTCGAGGGCGATCAGTTCCCGCACGGCACCTCGCCCGTGTGGCTGCGCGGCAGCGACATCCAGGCCGAGAGCAACATCCTCCTCTACACCTACCAGGGCGGCGAACACGACGGCGCGCTGATGGAGGCGCGTGGGCCGGACTACATCCCGCAGATCATCGGGCGCAGCGGCAATGTGATCGCCGCTGGGGGCGGACGGTGGACCGTCTTCGAGGTGGTCGACGACGGGCCGCGTCTACGCTTCGATGACGGCACAGTCTGGCCGGGCTTCGCCGCGCCAGCCTGGGACGATCACGGCGCGCTCTTCGCCTGCACGGACTACGCGACCGGGCTGCTCTACGCTGGGCACACCTACGGCATGGCGGTGGTGGGCGGCCCTGACGGACGGGCCGTACTCAGCGCGCGCGAACCGGCCTTCCGCTATGGGGCGCTGTGCTGGGAAGCCGAGTCGCGCGTCTACGGCCGACGCACCGTGGACGCGGCCACCGAGGACCTCACGCTCGCGGAGTGGGAAGCCAAGCCGATTCCGATTCGCACGCCCGGCGGCTGGTGGCTGCTCTCGCACGACCAGACGCGCGTGCTGCTGCGGCCATGGGGCTCGAGCCGCGGGTACATCGTTTTCGCCGGCGATTCGGACGGGCCGCACGATGCGCGCTGGGACCGCTTCACCGAGACGATCCGCGTGGTGTGGTCGGTCAAGGGCGTGCAGCACGATGCACGGTTCAGGATCGACGGGGCGCTCGTGGAGCTCAAGCCGCCGGTCGACGAGCCCTTCGTCGTCGACCCGACAGGCGTCATCGAGGACACGCTGCCGCATCTGCTCGGGCCGTATCCCGCGATGGCGCGGCCGGACTGCGCGACGTTCATCAAGTCCGACACGGACGCGGCGTACGCCGAATGGTGGTCGTTCGATACCGAGTCGATCTGGCACGAGTTCGACCGCACACGGCAGCCTGGCGACCTGGGGTGGTACCTCGTGCCGCTGCCACGCTGGATGCCACGACG